TTGCAACAACTTGGGAAGGTTCGATAGTCAAAATAGCGGGCGGCGCGGCCTTAGGTGCCCTACTGTCGTGGCTCGCAACGGCAGACGTTCACCCCCTAATAGTCGCAATATCAGCGGCAGTAATACCTGTCATCATTAACGCACTCAACGGCGACGACACACGATATGGGAGGCTAGATCATGGCGAGACTCTGTAAAGGTGGCGTCACTTTGCGCGACCAGGTGAATCGACGGTGGCCTAAGCGTGACAAAGCCTCCGACGGGTGGATCGGGGACCGGGCACACTCTGAAAGAATATCGGACCACAACCCGAATAAAGCCGGTGTCGTGCACGCGATAGACATTGATGAGGGGCTAGGGACCTACGCGAATGGGCGCACCGCCCGCCTCCTGGCTAACCAGATCCTCGATTATGCGGCCAGCGAGCTCCCCGGCGCGTCACGCCTTAAATACGTTGTGTACGAGAACCGGATCGCGTCAGGTACATACCGGAAAACGTGGTGGAAATGGCGGCACGGTAATTGGGGACATGAAGCCCATATCCACGTGTCTTTCACGTCAGCCGCTGACCGTGACGGCACCGTATTCCCTCTTCCAATCCTTGCTAGGTCCCCCATTGTTAAAGCCCGCTGGACACGCGACCTAGCAAAAGCACGTAAAACAAACAAATAGCGGTTATGCTCGACGCCTATCGAAGGGGAACAAATGTCAGATTACATTCGACCAGGGGAAGCCGCCGAAATGCTAGGCGTATCACGCGACGCAATTAGGCGCTATTCGGATGCGGGACGTATTGATGCCATCGTCACACCTGGCGGCCACCGTCGCATCGACCGGGAAAGTGTCGACGCCTACATAACCAGGCGCACACGAATATCGAGCACTGTGACGATCATTGAGCACAAATGATAACGGAAGTGCTTATGTGCGCGGCCTTACTGACGGCCCCGGCATGCGCGGCAAACTCGATGGACGCCGAAGACTGGAAGGGTCACGAGCCGAGCCTGTACACGGGGCAGCATTACCACCATAAATGGGCAAAGGTTCGCAAGTGCATAATGCACAGGGAGTCCCGATCTAACTATAGGGCCCGTGGCACCATATCGACCGCCAGTGGCGCGTACCAATTTCTCGATTCTCAATGGAGAATTAGCATCACGTACATGATGATCAGGGAGAGTCGATCGACCGCCGACGGCCTAATTAGCGAGATCAAGGCACTCAGGAATCACCCGATCCAAGAATGGAACCGCTATTGGCAGGACCGCGCTTTCTACACCGCCTGGGATAACGGGCGGGGGGCCGAGCATTGGAACCTGACACGCCACGGGTGCTGAACGCCACATATCACCTATTCGACCTAGATCATTTGGGTCTAGACGGGCAGGCTTTTATCGTGATCCGCGACGGTAAACCGACCCTCGCATATAGGCGATTCACTCGTGACCGTTGGTCACCTGAGATCATGCCCAACACGCCGGAATCTTAAAAGCCCTTGACACTGCATCTACGGCTGACCAAACTAGGGCCACAGACATTCCAGCGGAGGGGAAGCCGCGTACCTCTGGCACATAAGTTCAGAGGATGTCTCCGGCGGGGCTACTTTCTAGTGGGTAGCCTCGCCAACACACTAGCCACTAGCAAAAAAAGGGGAACAATGCACATTAAAGGTATGCAAATCAGGGAACTAAGTGTCCTAGAATTACAGAGCGCCGGATTACGTGGCCTCACATCAAGTGAATTAGCAACAAATCTAGGTATCGACGGTCTACAGGCCTCCGGTGCCCTTTCCAATTTACACCGTGACAAAGTCGCTTACCGATTAACCGCTAAGCGTGAACATCAAAGCGTTTACACGGTAGACGATTACTTAGGCAACAAAACACATCGAGCACACGGGATAGGCAACACTAAAAAACGATTAAAAGGCACATGGGACGAAATAGAAGCTCGAGAAATTGACCTAATTCCCGTGACTATTCCGGAAGCCCTACCTATGGTCGGTGCACCCTCTATCGTCCTATTTCAAGATGAGCATTTTACTCTCATGTGGAGGGCATAATGACCTACTCACTATTCGACTCGATTGGCGATATCCAACTCGACCGACCCGGGCATAATTGCACAGGCCAACTCTGCACATACTGCGAACGCTTCGACCGTGAAGACGTCCAGGTGCTCGCAGAAATAGACAAGAATTGGCGTATTCAAGCGACTATATTTCGTAAATCTCTTGCAATCGGTGGCCTATTCAGCGCCGACCTACTGATAGAAGCCATTGGTCTACCCGACGGGCACCCAAACCAGATCGGGGCCCTATTCCGCTCATGGGCAAGCATGGGCGTCATTACCTCGATGGGTAATTACGTCGTAAGCACACGGGAGTCCAATAACGGCCGGTCGATTCGCATGTGGAAGCGCACCGCGTGAGCCCGGCATTGATCGGCCTCGTTTGCCTACTCATGGGACTAGTCATTGGTGGGGCATGGGGTTATGTAGGTGGTCGTGGTGAGTGACTACATTGACGCATACCTCGATGCCTTGCATGTTGTACTGACAGAAATAGCGGTAGAGAAGCCCGACAGTGTTGACGCCGTCTGTCATCTCATCTGGCACATGATCGACGATACGGACAGCGAATGACCTACAACCTTGATGGTTATGTGGACGTACCGACCCGCATAAAACTATTCCTAGCCCGCCATCCGGAGGGATCACTACAAATGGATCCGCCTGTATTCGTGGAGGTCGAAGGCAAGCAATGGGTAATCGGACGCGCCTACGCCTACCGAACACCCGACGATGCTCGCCCTGGTATCGGTACAGCGTGGGAAATCGTGCCGGGCACGACTAACTTCACTCGAGGGTCAGAATTGCAAAATCTTGAGACATCCGCTTGGGGTCGTGCGATAGGGGCCCTAGGTATCGGTATCGACGCCTCGATAGCCACACTCGACGAGATACAGCACGCTAAAGAGCGAGGCAAGGTCATGCGAACCACTGAGGCCGCACCTGACGACCCTTGGGTTACTGAGGCACCAGCACCAGCCTACGACGGTGCAGTACCGGGCAAGGGCTCCAGCATGTACCCACTCACAGGCCCGCAACTCAAAGCAATACACGCCATACTAGGCAAGCGTGACATTCGTGACGACCTGGACAAACTCGCCAACGTAAACGCCTGGCTAACCGGGCTCAACAAAACAGCCGTCACCAGCATCACGGAAATGAACAAGACCGATGCATCCGGGTACATCGACCACCTACAAAAGGGTGTGCCTTGATGACTGTCGAAGCGTGTCATGCCCATGCGCTCGGATCTCGAATGGGTAGACGATTAACCAGTATGCCGGAGGAAATAGCACTGGTTTCGTGTAGGACAGGGCAACACGCCCGACCGCGCAGGTAGGGTGAGTAATACCAAAAACCAACCACCACAGAGGCGCGGTCTTGAGCATCAAGATCGAGGACGCGCCGATCATCACTAGACCAAAGGACAAACCAATGACACAACCACACGAACTAACCGGCTTCACACCATGGCCAGACCGAGCACCATACGAAGCGCACTGCTCACTCAAAGGATGCGGATGCGACCACATCAACTGCTACAAAGGCTGGATCGACAACACCGCAGGAACATGGCCATGCTTGTACTGCCGAGACAACCTAACCGGACGCCTAATGAGGGCAGACCAGGCTAGGGCCAAGGGCTACCCCCAAGCCTCCATCTCCCGAATACTCATGGACACAACAAGATGAGCACCGGCCACCAGACCCCCGCCTACACCAGATGGAAGAAACAAGTACTCGCACAATGCGAACCAATCTGTATCAGATGCGGATACGACGTAGACATGACACTCAGCGGCAATAACCCAATGGGCCCAAGCGCCGACCACGAACCACCCATGAGTCTCACCGGAGACATAGCACCCGGCCTAGACGGCAGCGGCATATCACACATGCAATGCAACCGACAACACGGCGCACGACTCGGCGCAGCAATCACAGCCGCAAAAAAAAATCCAACAAACAAAAAACCAGCACGACCCAACCCGTTTTCCAAACCCTCGACGATCAAC